CCCGGAGAACGACGAGAAGGCCCCGGGAAGCTCCGGAGAGGGAGACGGGGACGAGGACAAGGGGGACGAGGAGAACGAGGCTCACGGGGCGGATACGGGCGTCTCCGGGGGTTCCGAGATGACGCGCGAAGAGGCGGACAAGTTCCTCGACGAGATGGACGCATTCACGGGCACGGCGGCGGACGAGGACGGGACCTTCGAGCGGGATATCCGGGCTCTCGGGGAGACCGAGAACCGCGAGGTCTACGCGGCGGATCCTCGGGCGCTCGACGCGGATCGAATCGAGACCCCTCCGAAAGATCGGGATCGTTACGGGAAGCTCGACTCTCGCGCGGGCAAGATCGCCCGGGTCCTCATGGGGAAGCTCCGGGTCTCTCTCCTCTCGCGTGAGGACTCGACGGATTACGGTCTCCGGAAGGGCAAGATTCACGGTCCGCACCTCCATCGGATCGTGAAGTTCAACACGAGGGTTTTCAAGAAGGACGCCTCGACGACGATCGGGATCGAGGATACCGCGGTCGAGATCCTCATCGATCAATCGGCTTCGATGTATCCGATCATGGATGACACGATCGCCTCCGTGATTGCTCTCGGGAAGGCGCTCGACGCAATCGGGATCAAGTTCGAGATTGTCGGCTTCACGAACCTTCACCCCGGGGTCGGGAGAGTTCGCGGCGCGCGGTATCATCGGACCCTCCCCTTCGTGTTTAACGTCTTCAAGGGCTTCGGGGAATCCTGGACTCACGTCAAGGAAAGGCTCGGGAGCGCGCGGGCGCTCTTCGAGAATGCGGACGGAGAGGCGGTCAAGTTCGCTCTCGATCGCCTCCTCTCCCGGAGAGAGTCGAGGAAGATCCTCCTCGTCCTCTCGGACGGGGCTCCCGCTTGCGGGTCCGACGATAACAGGGCGATCGCCTCGCATCTCAAGCGGACGATCGGATGGGCGGAGAAGAAGGCGGACGTCGAGGTGATCGGGGTCGGTCTCGGTTATGACGGGGTTCGTCATTATTACAGAAATCACGCGATAGCGGGGTCGATTAACGAGCTTCCGGTGAAGCTCGACAAGGCGCTCCGCAAAGGTCTTCACAAATGAAGGAGGAGGTCAATCATGGGAAGCAACTACAGAATCCACAAGCGCGGAGGAAAGGGTTATCGGATCCCGACGTTCAAGAGGACCGAGGCGCGCGACGCGGTCAAACTCTATCATGCGGAGAGTCGGGCGTTGAAAGAGATCGACGCCGCCGCTCGGGAACTCGGAGAGATCCTCGGGTTCGACAAGTCGGAGTTCTGGACTCACTCACTCCCGGAGGAACTCGCGACGATTCTCGAAAGCTACGACAACGGAGCGGCGGAGGCCGCGGCGATCGCGTATCTGCGGAAGGCGGGTTTCACGATCACGAAGAACGAGCCCGAGGAGGAGGCATCATGAGCGCGAATATCAATAAGGCGAGGGCAAGATCGAGAGGATGGTTTCTCCCCTACGGATGCGGGATGGATCGAGAGGACTTCGAGCAAGAGGCGGCGCTCGCCGCCTTGCCCGTCGAAGGCAAGCCCCGAGGCTACATCAACCGCACCGTCCGGAACGCTCTCGGGATGATCGTCGAGCGCGAGAGGGCGCAAAAGAGATATCCCCGAAACGGACTCGGGATCCTCCCCTCCGATGACTTCACCTTCACGAACGAAGGGGGCCGTCGCGTGATCGGGAGCGCGACGAACGACACGGGCTCACGGAAGGCGGTCCTCGAACTCCCCTCTCCCGATCGCACCGTCGAGGAGGAGGTCTACGTCTCCGAGATCCTCGGGGCTCTCTCCGATGAAACTCGCGTGATCATCGCGTGCCGGATGAATCCCGTCGAGGAGATGCGGGGATTCTACGAAGCGGAGGACCGTCCGATCCCGACCGTCCCGAGCTATGTCGACATCTCGCGTCATCTCGGGACGTCCGTCGCGTCCGTCATGAAGGCGATCGAGGAGGCGAAGCGTGTCGTCGCCTCCGCTTGACGAAGAGGCGCTCGCCGCCGCGGCGCTCGTCCTCGAAGAGTTCCGAAGGCGTCTCCCCCGGCGATGCTACTCGACGCAAGACACGACACGTTCCGGGCTCGTGTGGATCTCCGACTTCACGGGACGGGAGCCCTACTCGACAATCACGGTCAACGTGCGAGAGATCGGGCGATCTCGCGCATTGTTCTCGATGATCCTTTCGACGGGAACGATCGACGTCCATTTGCCATATAAGGAGGATGAGGTGTCCCTCATGACGCCTCTCGACGTCACGGCGTCACGGCGGACGGGATACGGTGCTTGTATCGTGGGAGTCGATAAGAAGACCGCAAGAGAAGCGGCGCGCGTCGCGCGCAAGCTCGCGGTTCTCCCTCCTCTCGATCCGAACGACGCTCTTCCCCCGTGGAGGATCTTGTGATTCATCTTCACGTCCATTCCGAATTCTCGATCCTCGACGGTTGCGGATCACAAGAGAGGTTCGTCGAACGTGCGAAGTCTCTCGGGATGAAGGCGATCGCCTTCACGGAACACGGCTCGATGAGAGGTGTCGCGAAGCAACGGAAGGTCTGCGACGAGAGCGGGATCAAGCCGATCTATGGGTTCGAGGCATACATCGCAACGGACCGTCTCGTGAAGGAACTCCCCCCGGAAGAAGTCGAGAAGATCGTGAGCGAGAACCCCGCGGGCAAGGTCCGGGAGGCAACATATCAAGCGGAGGTCCGCCTCGGAATCCGTCCGCGCTATCACGTCACGTTACTAGCGGAGACGGACGAGGGGCTTCGGAACCTCTTCAGGCTATCGTCGATCGGATGGACGGAAGGCTTCGCGTTCAAGCGGCCTCGCGTCGACGTCGCGACGATCGCGGAGCACGCGGACGGGGTCTTGTGTCTCACGGGATGTCCGGGCGGAATGGTCGCGAGGGAACTCGGAGAGGGGAACCCGAGGCGTGCTCTCCGCAACCTCGACCGTCTCCTCGACATCTTCGGAGAGGATCACGTCTACATCGAGATCATGCCTCATCGGATCCCGGGTCTCTCCGCTACGAATCAAGGTCTCGTGAAGATCGCGAAGGCGCGCGGCCTTCCTCTCGTCGCGACGCAGGATGCACATTACGCGAAGGCGAGCGACGCCGCGGCTCATGAGGCGTCGCTCGCGATCGCAACGAAGCAAGTCCTCTTTTCGCCTCGACGGTTCAAGTTCACGGGCTCCGGTCAATATTGGCTCAAGGACGTTCGCGAGATGATCGACGGCTTCCTCGCGCAAGGGGTCGACAAGGACGCGATCAAGCGGGCGATCCGATCGACGGACGAGATCGGAGAGCGGGTCTCCGCGGTCTTCAAACCGGACCCCTTCGCCGCGCTTCTCCCGGAGGTCGGGATCGACGAGAGCTATCGTCTCGATACCTCCTTCGGCTCGGACCCTCCCTCTCCGGAGAGGGATGCCCGTTATCTCCGCTTCCTCGCGGAGTCGGGATGGATCTCGCGCAACGTCCCCGGGCTCGCGGCTCAACTCGCGGACCGGGACGGCGTCGAGGCGGGCAAGGTTCTGAGCGTCTACAAGAACCGCCTCGACTTCGAGCTTCGCACCTTCGAAGAGAGGAACGTCGTCAATTATTTTCTCGTGATTCATGACATCGTCTCGGAGGCGCATCGCCGCGGGATCTCGGTCGGACCGGGACGCGGCTCCGCGGCGGGGTCTCTCGTCCTGTACCTTCTCGGGGTGACGGACGTCGATCCGATCCGTCACGGTCTCATGTTCGAGAGGTTCCTCGCACCGGGACGAATCGATCTCCCGGACGTCGATCTCGACTTCGAGGATCGGAGGCGAGACGAGCTTATCGAATACCTCGCGGAGAAGTACGGGCGCGATCACGTCGCAAGGGTCGGAACGGTCGGGACACTCGGGGCTCGGTCTCTCGTGAGAGACCTCGGGCGCGTCATGATGATCGGAATGGGCGACATCGATCGCGTCGCGAAGACGCTCGATCCGAAGATGACCCTCCGCAAGAATGAAGAGATGATTCCCGAGGTCGAGGAATGGCTCGACCTATATCCCGACGTCGCAATGTACGCGGAGACGATCGAAGGAACGGTCCGCTCTCTCGGGGTTCACGCCGCGGGGGTGGTCGTCTCTCCGGTTCCGATCTCGGACGTGACTCCCGTCGAGCTTCGAGACGAGGCGGTTGTCACCGCGTTTGACATGGGAGGCGTTCAAGATTGCGGCCTTCTCAAGATGGACCTCCTCGGGTTGAGAACGCTCTCCGTCCTCAAGGATGCGGCGCAAGCCGTCAAGACGATCACCGGGGAATCGATCGACCTCTCCGCGCTCGACCTCGACGACGTCGCGACGCTCAAGGCGTTCTCGAAAGGCGACTTCGTCGGGGTCTTTCAGTTCGACTCGATCTCCGCCGCGGCGCTATGCCGTGGGGTCGAGTTCAACTCGTTCGATGTTATCGTCGCGATGACCGCTCTCGATCGACCGGGGACCGCGCGCTCGGGGCTCGCTCAAACTTACCTCGCACGGAACAAAGGCGACGAAGACATCGAGCCCGTTCATCCGGTCTATGATCGGATCACGGCGGAGACGCTCGGGGTCCCCGTCTATCAAGAGCACGTTATCAAGTTGTGTCGAGAACTCGGGGGCTTCTCCGCGGAAGAGGCGGACAAGATCCGAAAGCTCATCGGGAAATCGAAGGGAGCGGACGCTCTCGCGGAGTACGCGGACAAATTCATCGAAGGGGCAACGGCTCGGGGGCTCAAAGGCGAAGCGGCGTCCGAGCTATGGTCGCAGCTATGCGAGTTCGGAGGATACAGCTTTAACAAAGCGCACGCGACGGCGTATTCGATCCTCGCCTATTGGACTCAATACCTCAAGGTTCACTATCCCGAGGCGTTCTTCTTCGGACTCATCAAGAATGAGAAGAAGAAGGAGAAGATCCTCGCCTTCGTCAAGGAGGCGGAGGCGCGCGGGATCGTCGTCGAGCGTCCGAGCGTGCAAGAGTCGGGGGCGGAGTATCGTATCGAGAAGAGGCGGATCATTCCCGCTCTCACGGATATCAAGTTCGTGTCCGCGGACGCCGCGAAGGCGATCGGCGCGGCGCAACCGTTCACGTCGTTTGTCGATTTCGTCGAGAGAACGGATGTCAATAAGAGGGTTGTCGAGGCTCTCATCTCCGCGTCCGCTCTCCGCGATCTCGTCCCGAACACGAAGCTCGCTCTCGAATACCTCGACAAGCTATGGAAGCTCAAGAAGTCCGAAGCGGGCCGGAAGAAGATCGGCGCGTTCATAAAAAAGACATGGGGCCTCGAAGACTTCGACGAGGACAAGCTCGATGAACTCGCGACGGAGTTCAATCCGTTCGTCGTTCGCGTGCATCCCTTGGAGAAGGCCGCGGACTTGATCGAGCGGGTCGGGATCAAGGTCAAGACGGTGGACCCCGAGAGGTTCGAGACGACTGATTCGGGCTTCTTCCTCGGAGCGGTCTCGTCCGTTCGACTCGGGGAATACGAGATCAAGGGGAAGGCTTCGCCTTACGCGACGATCGAGATCGACGGCGGAGGGGCGAGAGCCTTGCGGTTCAAGGTGGACGGCTCCCTCCTCGCTTCGCTCGGAGAGGTCGAGAACCTCGTCGGAGACATCGCGATCGTTCACTACTCGCGGACCTACAAGCTCCCCGGGATTCAGTTCTTGATCTCGCTCTCGGAACTCGATAACAAGATCAACGCGGGGAAGAAGCTCTCCGCATTCGAACGGATGATCCGGAAGGAACTCCCTCCGAGAACGAGGATCTTCGCGACGGCGAAGACGATCACGGATCGACGCGGTCAAGAAATGGCATTCGTTACTGTCATGTCCGCAAGCCGCGCGGTCGAGGGCGTGTGTTTCTCCTCGACATGGAGTGAGTCGAAGCGGGACCTCTCTCCCGGGGTCCCGGTCTCGGTCGCGGTCAAGAGAGAGACGAGGGGCGGGAAGGAATCCGTCATCTATCAACGAATCGAAAAGGCACCTTTGCCATAGGAAAGGGCGGAGCGATGGGATACGAGAGACAAAACCCGAGCATTCCCGAGATCGCGAGGATCTCGGGGCTCAAGCAAGCGGACGTGAAGAGGGTCTTCTCCGCGATGATTCTCCTCCTCCGCAAGAGCGGCGAGATCCGGATCCCGCGGTTCGGGAAGTTCACGGTTCGTGACTTCAAGGCGCGGACCTTGATCCTCAACAACGAAGAGGTCCCGGTCGGAGATCGGAAGATCCTTCACTTCAACTCGTCGCCCGTCGCGAATAAGGCGCTCACGATGCGGAGGCACGGGACATGATCAAGCTTCTCTCTCTCGATCGTGAGATCGATCCGGTGAACGAGGAGAGGGGCGATCTTCTCGACCTTCTCTCGCAAGCGATCCGGAAAAAGAGAGATGCGACGCTCATCTATCGATATCGGAACGCGGCGTTCATCTGCGGGATCCTCGATCGCAATCCGAAGGAGGCGGAGTGGAAAGCTCGACGCCGCCTCGAAGAGTCGAAGGAATGGGCGCAACGGAAGAAGGACCTTCTCGACACGGATCACGACGTCGAGATCCTTCGCGCAACGCTCGGACTCATCGTCATAGAAGACGATCCCTTTAACATGAAGTGAGGAGGCTCTCATGGGATTCGACAAATCACAGCTCGAAAAGGACAAGGATCGTTACAAGAAAGGCGACGGCGAAGGCGCTCCGTTCTGGAGCCCGAGCGAAGGGGAGCACCTCGTCTTCTTGTGTCCCCCGGCGCGCGACGCGAGCCTTCCTTACTACGCGGTCGGGATCCACTACACCGGGGAGAGCGGGATCGTGTGCGCCGATCCGGATCGGAACCCTCTCCTCAAGGATCCCATCTTCAAGAAGGCTCTCAAGGGAGAGGGCAAGGGGATTCCGGAGTCGTGTCCTCTATGCGAGGGAGAGGACGGCGCGAAGCCTTCCGTCAAGTTCATGATGTGCGTCGTTCCGATCCAGTCCAAGGGGACGCGCGGGGATTGGAAGGCATACGACGCGATCGAGGTGCGGCCCTACCTCGCGCCGCGGTCCGTGTGGAACGGGATCGCGGACATCCTCCTCGACGTCGGAGAGAGCGTGTGCTCCGTCGATGGACCCGTCCTCATCAAGATCAAGCGCGAGGGGCGGACGAAGACCTCGACGAAGTATACCGTCATGCCCGACTCGAAGACCCTCAAGGAGACGAAGCCTCTCGGGAAGAAGCTCCGGACGCACATCGCGGAGGCGATCGCGGAGGACGGACCGAGCGATCCCTACAAGATCCTCGTGCGGATGTTCAAGTCGGGCGAGGAGATGGAGGCCGCGGGCTCGGGGATGACGGTCGACGACGACGCGGGTTCCGTCTTCGACGACGACGAGAAGACCGAGGAGGAGACCGAAAGGGACGAGGACGAGGGCGAGGAGAAGACCTCGAAGAAGACCTCGAAGAAGTCCGACAAGAAGACCTCGAAGAAGTCCGACAAGAAGAAGGGCGAGAAGAAGGTCAAGCGTCCTCCGTGCTTCGCGATCGACTACGATCCCGACGACTCCTCGTGTGAGTCGTGCAAGATCGCGGGCGAGTGCAAGGCGGCGAGCACGGCGGGCGACGACGAGGACGACGACGGCGGTTCCGGCGACAACGGGGACGACGGCGACGATCTCGACGCTCTCCTCGGGGACTAGAGCTTGACCCGTGAAGCTCGCAATCCTAGCGGACACTCACCTCTCGAACTCCCTCCCTTACTCTAAGCTCGACGAACGAGGAATCTCGGATCGTCTCCGAGACGTCGCGACGTTCTTCGCCCGTCTCATGAAGACGGACCCTCCCGGAGTGATCCATCTCGGAGACGTCTTCGATAAGAGGCGTCTCGACGCGGTAACGATCAAGGTCGTGACGGCGATCTTCAAGCGGCTCCGAACGAAGACGAGGCCCGTCTTCATCGTCCCGGGGAATCACGACACGGAGGACGCGGCGGGGAGACACAACTCCGCGCAATATCTCTCCGTCCTCGGGGTCGATGTCCTCGACGCGAAGAAGGGCTTCGAGCTTGACGGGACCGTGTTCCATTCCTTCCCGTATCTCTCGACGCGCGCCTTCATCGAGAGCGTCGAGGAAGCGGAGCCTCTCAAGGGGAAGCGGAACGTCGCTCTCTTCCATCAAGCCGTGAAGGGCGCGCGGCAAGGCGCCGTCCCGTTCCCGTCCGAGGTCCCTCCGTCGATCTTCGAGAAGTTCGATCTCGCGCTCGGGGGGCACGTTCATCACAAACAACGGATCGGGAACATCGTCTTCGTGGGCTCGACGTGGAACGTCGACTTCCGAGAGGCGGGAGAGGCGCAAGGCTATCACCTCCTCGACACGGAGACGCTCGAACTCGAATTCGTTCCGTCGAAGATGCCTCGCTTCCGGATCTATGACGGAGAGCCCGGAAAGATCGGGGGCGAGGATTATGTCATCGTCCGGGATCCGATCGGGAAGATGAAGCCCCGAGGCCGCCTCTTCGTTGCGAAGAAGACGGAAGAGATCGAGGCGGAGAGGCGGCGTCTCGAACTCGACGCGGATCGGTTTACATGGCGCGAGGCGATCGCGAGCTACGTCTCCGAGACGGCGTCCGAGGACCTCGACGGCGGGAAGCTCGTCGAACTCGGGGTTCGCCTCCTCGGGGACGCGGGCGATCGTCCCGGCTCCATCCCGGGGACGATCTTCTTCCGGGAGATCGAGGCGACGAACTTCGAGGGGTTCGCGCGCCTCGACCCTCTCCGTCTCGATGTCCCTGGCGTGACGCTCGTCGTCGGGCGCAATCGCGACACGACGGCCGCGGACTCGAACGGCGCGGGGAAGTCGACGATCTTCAACGCTCTCTCGTGGGCTCTCTACGGAGAGACGGTCGACGGCTCCGACGTTCTCCGCATCGGGGCGAAGCGGGTCGAGGTGAAGCTCCGACTCGACAAGGAGGGGGACGAATACGAGATCACGCGATCGCGGAGCGGCAAGAGAAGCGCGCTCGCGCTATCGATGAACGGCGAAGACCTCACGGCGGAGGGCTCGATGAAGGGAACGCAGGGGCGGATCAATCGCCTCCTCGGTCTCGACTTCGTGTCCTTCCGGAACTCGGTTCTCTTCGGACAGGGGGACCGGATGCGATTCACGGACGCGAGCCTCAAGGATGAGGACCGGAAGCGGATCTTCCGCGCGGCGCTCGACATCGACGAGGCGATCAAGGCGGCTCAACGCGAGGCGTCGAGCTACAAGTCGAAGCGAGCGGCGGATCTCGCGAAGGCGCAAGGCGAAGCGGCGCGAGTCGCGGACATGATCTCTCGTGACGAGACCCGGATCGAGGAACTCTCGGAACGGTCCGAGAGGTTCGAGAGCGAGCGCGCCTCGAAACTCAAGGCGATCGAGACCTCGATCGAGGACCTCGAAGACGGGGACGAACTCCGGGAGAAGGAGGGGCGACTCCGCAAGCTCCGAGACGAGGCGCTCGAAAAGACGGCGGATCTCGAAGAGGTCTCCGGGGAGATTGCCCGGATCGATGCGCGCCGATCGGGATACGAAGACGACATCCGGAAGCTCGAACGGGCGCGGGCGAAGACCGAAGCCCGAATCGAGGGGATCGAGGCGGAAATCTCGCGCTTCGACGACGGGACGTGTCCGACGTGCGGGACTCCCGCGAAGGCGAAGACGGTCTCCGAGCATATCGCCTCTCTACGGGGCGAGATTGGCTCTCTAAGGGCCGAACTCGCCTCCGAGGGGGAACGTATAGGTGAGGTCGAGAAGAGGCGCTCACGGGACCGTGAGAGGCGCTCCGAGCTTCAACCGAGGCTCAAGGCGGGGCTCAAGGCGAACCGCACCGCGGGGACCCTCGACGGGAGCCTCCGGGCGCTTGTCGCGAAGATCGGACACCTGGAAAAAGAGGAGTCCCGGCTCCGGGCGGATCTCGCGGAGGTCCGAGGGATGACGAATCCATACCTCCGGGATCTCGACGACACAAGGGCGGACGTCGAGGCGTCGAGGAAGACGCTCGGGGAACTCCGAGAGCGGGAGAGGAAGGCGGGGGCGGCGGTCGAGCTTCTCGATTATTGGGTCCGCGGCTTCGGGAACAAGGGGATCGCGAGCTACCTCGTCGAGCTATTCCTCCCGAGGCTCGAAGCGAAGGCGAATCGATACCTCGAAACCCTCTCGGATGGAGACATCAAGATCAAGCTCACGGCTACGCGCGAGACGAAGAAGGGGACCGAGGTCGAAGAGATCGCGGTCGGATTCGTCATCGAGGGGAACGACGGCGCGCGGCCTAGCGGCGGGCAACGCAAGCGGATCGAGATCGCGACGGAACTCGCGTTCGGAGACATCCTCGGGGAACGCGACGGCGCGGAGGTTGCCTTCATGGGGATCGACGAGATCCTCGACGGGCTCGACGCGGAGGGTCGCGCTCGTGTGATGGTCCTCATCGACGAGCTTCGACGGAGGAAGGGGTCAGTCGTTCTTGTGTCTCATGACGCGGAGCTTCGGTCGAGCGTCGATCGCGTCCTCATGGTTCTCCGTAAAGGCGGGAAGGCTACGGTCTCGGAGGTGTGATGTTCCGCCTCCGTCAAGGCGATTGCGCCGAACTCATGTCGAAGATGCCTCCGGATTGCGTCTCCGCGATCGTCACGGATCCTCCCTATGGATTGCGATTCATGGGGAAGGCGTTCGACAATCTCGGAGAGGGAGAGCAACAAACGGAATGGCATCGTCGATGGGCGCGCGAAGCGATCCGGATCTTGAAACCGGGAGGACATCTCATCGCATTCGGCGGGCAACGGACCTATCACCGTCTCGCGTGTGCTCTCGAAGATGTCGGGTTCGAGGTTCGTGATTCGATTCATTGGATCTTCGGAACGGGATTCCCGAAGGGACAGAATATCGCGAAGATGATCGACAAGCGCGCGGGCGTGAAGGGAGAGGTCGTCGGGAAGGGGAAGGGACGCACGGGCGAAGCGGCGCAACCGCTCGGGGGCTCCGTTCACTCGGACGATTCCTATCAATGGCCCGGAGAGTTCGAGAGGCGGGAGCCCGGAACCGAAGAGGCGAAGCGGTGGGAGGGATGGAACTCGACTCTTAAACCCGCTCACGAGCCGATCGTTCTCGCGAGAAAGCCGTTCAAGGGGGCGCTCGTCGATAACGTCAAGACGCACGGGACGGGCGGGATCAACGTGGGGGAGTGTCGAGCCGGAAAAGGAAGGGGCGGGTCTCGTGACGGCGAGTCATCTCGCGAGAGACGTTATGCGGATAAGGGTTCAACGAATTTCGCTCCGACACCGGGACCGCGCGGAGGGGACGCTTCCGGCCGCTGGCCGCCGAACGTGATCTTCTTTCATCACCCGGAGTGCGAGTTCGTCGGGCGAGAGAAGGTGAGGGGAAGCAACACGAAGCCCGAGCATATCGGATCGGGTCGCGACGGAGATCAAGAGACGTCATGCTATCAACCTCACCCGAGCAAGATAACGACGAGCTACACGGACGATGACGGTCTCGAAACCGTCGAGGCGTGGAGGTGTCATCCCGATTGCGCGGTCCGTCTTCTCGGGGAGATGAGCGGGATCACCAGATCGACGGGAACCGAAAACCGGGCGGGGAGCGCGGGCGTTTACGGGGACTTTTCGGGAGCATCGAAAGGCAAGGCGATCGGAAAAGGGGACAAAGGCTCCGCCGCTCGCTTCTTCCCGTGCTTTCACTACACGGCGAAGGCCGCGAGCCGCGAACGGTGGTTCAAGTGTCGGACGTGTGACGTCGTCGCACCGGGGAGAGACCGCAAGCATCACAAGCGGGACGACGGTCACGACACGACGAGCCATCCGACGCAAAAGCCCGTCAAGCTCATGCGATGGTTAGTCCGTCTCGTCACTCCCCCGGGCGGAGTCGTGCTCGACCCGTTCCTCGGGTCGGGATCGACGGGCGTCGCGGCGCTTGACGAAGGGTTCAAGTTCATCGGGTTTGAACTCGATCCCGAATACTTCGAGATCGCAAGCCATAGGATAGAGAGAGGAGGCGTGTGATGACAGGCGGCCGTGAATTCGTGTGCGTCAAGTGCGGTCTCGTCGTCGAGCTTCCCGTTCTCCGGGAATCGTTCGGGAACGTCGCTCTCCCCGCGTCCTCGAAGGCGAGGACGAACGCTCCGGAGCTTCGTTGTCCGGACGCAACGTGTCGGGGGCGACTCAAGAGAGATCGGCCCGATCGGGATTCGTGGTATTGAATGCGGTTCCTCGGGTGTGACATCTCCCCGAATCATTCGGGCTTCGTCCTTCTCGACGAAGAGGCGCATCTTCTCGACGTCCGCTTCTCGCACAACATGAAGACGGTCGTCAAGGCGCTCTCGCGCCGCAAGGTGGGCGGCGTTCGGGCTCAAGGTCATTACATCCGCAAGAAGAGGAAGCGCGAGCATTATCACGAGTTCCAGCTATCGCGGCATTACGAGACGTATAGATGGTTTCGGACCTTGATCGAAAGTCTCGAACCCTCTCACGTTGCGGTTGAAGATTACGCCTTCGGACAGGGGACGAGCGCATACACGATCGGAGAGGTCTCGGGTCTCTTCCGTCTCATCGTCTATCACTCGCGGATCCCGTTCCGGCTCTATACACCGGGCGAGATCAAGATCGCCGCGGCGGGTTCCGGGAACGCGACGAAGTCCGAGGTCCTCGCCGCGGCGCGTTCTCGATACGGCTACGATTTCGGAGAGTTCACTCATGGATCGTGTGACGATGTGAGCTTCGATCTCTCCGATGCGTTCTCGATAGCGGACCTTCTCCGGATGGAGGGGCTCTTGCGCCTCGGGCGCGTGAAGCTCGAAGACCTTTCGGAGAAGATGATCCGCGTCTTTCAGCGCACGACACGACGAAGCGAAGTCAACATCTTAGGGCGAGAATGGATCATCCGAAAAACAGAATAGGGATCATCGACGGACATCAACTCGCATGGAGAGTGATCGGCTCGTCGCCTCTCGACGAACCTCGCGAGCACGCGGGAAGGTTCTTCGTGTGGGCTTCGTTGCTCTCGCGGTATCACGACACGCGAAAGGTCCTCGTCGCGTGGGATGTCGGGCGCTCGTTCCGGAAGAAGTTCTTCCCGGGATACAAGGCGCAACGCGAGAAGGACAAGGCGGGGCGCGCGATGCGACTTGAAGCGATCCGCGAAATGATGAGGCTCGTCGTCCCTCTCACGGAGAAGCTCGGGATCCCGCAAGTCTTCCGGAAGGGGTTCGAGGCGGACGAC